TGACAGCACTGCTGGAAGGAGCATCGCTGTTGCAGTTAAGGGTAGTCACAGCCCACAAGCACTCGTCAATAGGGCGGATATCAAGGTTGATCTTGACCTCGTGGTATTGAAGAGCAATGAGGGGAAGGGCGAGTCCGGGGTTGGTGCAGAACCAGAACTGGAGGGGCACGTAGAGGGTGGTCTCGGGAAGAGCGTTACGGGGAGCACACACCTGGCGGGGAGCCTGGCTGTCACAAGGACCATCAACATCAGCGAAAGAGGGATCGGTGATGAAGGTGAGCTGGGTGGTGTTTCCAATCATCTTGAAGTAACCGGCCTGCTGCTCAGAAGTCATGGTGAGCTGGTTCCAGATATGCATCCAGTCACCATATTGGCGATCAATACGCTGTCCTCCAATCTCCACTTCAACCTGAGCAATGAGCTGCTCTCCAGGGAAATCCAACCAACGAGCATACACGCCAAGGGCATCGTTAGCTCCAGAGTAGGAACCAACACCCATGAGCTGGTTAATCTCGGGAAGAGTAACCTGAAGATAGGTGCGGTAAGCAAGATCGCCATTACGGCTGATCGTGCATTGAACACGGCGACCGAAGTCGGCCTGTCCATTGAAGGTTTGCTCGATAGATTCAATAGCAAAGTTGGTGTAGCGTCTGTAAGTAACCTTCCAGAAAGTAATCTGGGGGTTGCCAGTAAGGTAAACGTCTTGAGCGCCGTAAGCGACTAATTGCATGAGTCCGCCTCCCATAGTTATACTATGGCTAAAGAAAAAAAAATGCGGATAATTAATTAAAAGACTAATTAATAATCAAAAAATAGCAAATGCGTGTTATTTTACTAAGTTACCTGCTACTAAGCTTGTCCATGTCCATGTTTGACTTGATAAACTCTGTAAGATAAGATCCATCAAATACTTCCTTACGACCTTCGTGATTTTTTGTGAAAACATATTTATCCCCCTTTGTTCGTTTGATACTCCATCCATCCTGAATAGCATTGTAAAAAAAGGCCATTTTTTTCATCGTCATGCTATCTATTTCTTTGGAATTAGATACATCAATATAGATATCCATTAATACATCGTTAGAAAATCAATCATTGTACTGAACATATTATCGCCAAGGTTATTCCTAGATAATTTAATTGTTTCCTTCAATTAGGAATTTAAAAGTTGTTCAATAGAGAGTATATTACTTATGTCAACAAATGGTTTCAAGCCTAAAACCATGAAAAAAATAAAGATAAATAAGAACAAAAGTACAACATTGGATAGCAAACACAATGAATTTATTCAGAATTTCGAAAACGACGAAAATGAAAAAATCCCTTTATTGAAAATTGAGAAAACCAAGTTGTATGAAAGATTAAACAATGATGTTTTGACATTGGAAGAAAAATTGAATATGCAAGACAAAATATCTGAAATCAACCAGGAAATCAAGAATGCGCGTCTAAAAAAAAAGCAATACTATTTAAACAACTCCAAGCACATTTTCGATTATTTTGAAGGTAAGAAAAATATATCTAATCTGGAGATACAATCAAATTCCTGTAAAAATAGCAAAGTGGATTCTTTTTTTAAAATAAGTAATTATAACGGGCCAGCAACTAATACATCCAACAATATTGTTAAAGAATATCTTAGCAACATTGACGAGAACTTTATCGATGTTAATTCGTTTATAAAATCATCTGGTGTGTGTCAGTATTGTCACACAGGAGAAATGATACCATTGGAGGACGAAGGTGTTCTTATATGTAATAAATGCTCGAGAAATATCCCCTATTTAATTGAGAACGAAAAACCTTCTTACAAAGAACCTCCTAAAGAAGTATGTTTTTATGCATACAAAAGAATTAACCATTTTAAAGAGATTATTGCTCAATTCCAAGGAAAGGAAACCACACAAATTCCTCCGGAAGTCATTGACAATATAAAATTACAAATAAAAAAGGAAAGAATTCATCTCGAGCAAGTGACAAATATCAAAACAAAGGATATTTTGAAAAAGCTTGGATATAACAAATATTATGAACATATCCCATTCATTAAAGACAAGCTTGGCATCAAACCTCCAGTTATGACACCCGGTTTCGAAGACACATTGTATAATTTATTTATGGAACTGCAGGCGCCTTACTCTAAATTTTGTCCAGACGACAGAGTGAATTTTTTAAACTATTATTACACCGCTTACAAGTTGTGCGAGCTTCTCGGAGAGACACAATACCTTGAACATTTTCCCATGTTAAAGGATCGCGAAAAACGAATTGACCAAGACAACATATGGAAGCAGATATGTGAAGAACTAAACTGGGAATTTATTCCAACTATTTAAACTATCTAAACTATCATCACCCATACAAGTTGTCTAGTAAATAGTTGTTTTTGGAACCCGTCGCTTTCCGAATTTGTGTTGTTTCCTAGACTTTACAGCTAGTTTGTAAGCTGGCTTCTTTGGGTCACAGCCTTTCTCGATGATATGGAAGTCAACAGCAGCGGCTTTACCCCCTGTGACATCACTAGCCATTCGCGCAATTCCCCATGAGGTAGAGGTTTGGTTGGGACGAGAGCCTGATGAATAGTATGCTCCTTGTCCCTTTTTTACCATTGCCCGCAAGCTTGATATTGAACATCCTGTCTTATTAGACAACGCCTTTGACGGGGTAATTTGTTCTAGCTTATACATTTTTCGAGCATTACGTATATGCTGTGAAGTTTTGGATTTAAATGATGAAATAGTCTTGCGTGTATAATATTTTTTTTTTTTGAACAAACGTCTAGATTTCTTTAATTCTTTGGATATTATTTTTCTATCTTTTTTCGTGATTTTTTTTGGAATATATCTTAGCGGAACCTGTGTTTTTTTTCGCGTGGTTTTCTTTGACATAATATGTATATAACTATCAAATAAATAAATAAATGAGTACATTGTTCTCTTTTATTTATATAATTTTACGTTGTTCAATTATAGACCACCTGGAAATCCGACTAAATTGGCACCAATGCCAAATCCAGCACCAGAACGTGCAGTGGCTCCGATAGTAGGAATATAAGTGTCCAAAATACTGAATGTGGCTGCTGCTGCGAGAGCAATCATTCCAATCTCTTCGAGATCAAGTGACTTCTTGGGGATGGCATAAGCAACAAGGGCTACCATCAAACCTTCTACTAGATACTTGATTAATCTCTTAATAAGTTCGCTCACGTCAAATACGCGGTTCATTGTCTATAGATATTATAAAGAAAAAATTTATGAACATGTTGGAGGATATCTAATGATAAAATACCATCAGTGTTCCAACTATCTCATACAAACCAACACATCTCACTCAATAATCTAAAATATATTATTGTCCCGTATAATTACTTAAAACAATTCACTATACTATACTATCAAATGGCTTCCACTTCATCTTTTGAAAGGAAACAAAATACAGATGGAACTCCCAACCCCAAATATGTCGATTTGTTAGAGGAAGACCGACCCATTGCAGGACAAAAGTTCACATGTGTTTCATTCGTATCACCCGAGAATATTTTAAAACAAAAAGAGATGTTTTATTTTCAAGAGTTTGTCAAACACTGGGATATGAATAAATCCATGGAAAAATTTGTACAATTCCTAAATTTTTTGTCTTACAAATACAAGCTTACGTTTGAGGATACCATGGCAGATTTTCAGGAATTTATCAAGGATGAAAAGGAGGCGATTAACTCTAGTTCTATTGAAGATGATTACAAGACATACATCGACAAGAATGAGGAGAACCTTGAGAAAATGTTTGGTGTGTCTCACAATTTTCAAACTCATACTCGTGGGATCAAAGTTCGCGGTTCTTACCCGTCTATGGAAGAAGCCGAACTACGCTGTAAATTGTTGCGCGAAGTGGATCCCAACCACGACGTCTATGTTGGACCAGTTGGAATGTGGATGCCATGGGAACCAGAAGCATACAAAACAGGCAGGGTAGAATATATGGAAGAAGAGTTGAATAAATTAATGAGCGAGAAGAATAAAAACGATACGGGTGCTAGGGAGGCATTCGATAAGCGTATCAAGGAAACCAAACAACAAGCAATGGAGGACAACATCGAGAAGGCAGAGAAGTCTGGAAACACACTTACACAAACCATCGACAAAGAGGGTAACTTGATTGGTGTTGGTGTTGCGAATACCCAGGAGAAGAGCCTACTTGAAGGAGGCGGGGAGGAGATTTCAACTGCGGATATTAGAAGTGAGCTGTTTGAGGGAGATAACATTATAATGGGCAAGAGTGACAATGGACAAAGCGAGCTCGTAAGTGGTCCGTTTGCTACCCCCAAGATTGAGGCGAGTGACGGAAAAGAAAAGGCAGACTAAACATCTACCTGGAAACAATTTGTTTAAGTGTTCATATAAAAGATCCAATGGTATAAATAGTAGTTATTCATAGTATATAATACACTATGAATAATGACACGATATATGTTGCGTGCGGTATTATGCTGAGCACAGATAATCGTATTTTCATGGGAAAGCGAAGCGACTTGACAACAGATCCTGGAAAATGGGAATTTCCGGGAGGAAAACAAGAACAAGGAGAAAGTATACAACAATGTTTGCATCGAGAATGGAAAGAAGAACTCAACGTAAATATTGAAATAATAACATTGTTACCTATAAAATCACAAATGGATAAATATTGTTGTCGGTTTTTTATAGGACAAATTATTGACATGGAAAATATACAAATGCGTGTTCATTGCAAAACAGGCTTTTTTCTAGTTGACGATGCATTGCAACTAGATATATACGAGGAAGACAAACAAATACTTGAGTATGTTCGGGAACACTGCCTGAAGAAGTAGTTCCTATGTTTCCTGTTTACATCTAATCACATCTTGAATTGCATTCAACATATTGTGTTGTTCTTGGAAAAAATCACCATCATATACTCCGCCCCCATCGATTAAATTATCATTTACATATAGAACAAATATCACAACATCCTTCGTTTCAAATAACTTGTCGATTTGAAATTTCTTATCGTTGTTTTTTACAACAACAAAGAAGATACCAAACAGATTTGGAGACTTGGTCTTGAATTTATCTACAAATTCTATAAAGTAGTTTATCAAACGTGCAGAATCAAGCTGAAATTCTTGATTTCCAAGTAGGGGGTGCACGTACAAATAAAACTTCTGTCCTGGCAGAGCAAGCATTTTTTTAAATCGTTGAACACATCGTTGAAAGTATGCCAGACCTTCTTGGTTTCGAATATCGTGATGTGTTAAAGAAAGCATCATACCATACGTGCCGTAATTGTTTTCAACATTTCCATCAAAATTTTCAAGAAAAGCTGATTCGTAATAGTTGTTGTATACGATATTTTCAAAACATATATGGCGTTTCTTGCCGTCAGATAAGTTGAAGGTTTCGCTTTGTTTTTCGTTATAATTGTCAGAATTGAGATAATGTTGATAATCCGTCTCAATGCAATCTATGATCACTTCTAATTTTGAAACGACCCAGTCGAATGGATAAGATTCGAACTTGAGATTGAGATGCTTTATCAAGGATGCTGATGTGCATCTATGACCAATCGAAAAAAGTATTGTTTTTTCACTTATCTTATCTTCTTCTAAGCCAACATAAATATCGCTCTGTGTTTCTCGTGCATTTTTTTCCCATATTTCTTGGTCACTCATAATCATTTGTTGATTATGTTTTTATATTTTTTCACATAACTATTCAATATGTGTCTATGGAATTGTTATATACCTTTGAACATTTCCACTCTCAACCTACGAAAATATATATCGAATAGATATCTTCGTAGGTTACGCTGATTACCATTTGCTCTTTTTTACGCTAATTTTCGGTCCTTTTTTCTTTGCATTTCCTGGATCATATTTCTCATCTTCGTCGTCGGAATGCATATCTTTAGATAATTCCCAGAATTCCTTGGACCCCAGTCTAAAATTATTATGCGAATCTGCCTTATACCAGAAGACCTGATCCTGTAGTTTGTTCGATTTCGCGTTGTTATCAATAACCAAACATTCATAGTTCTCTGTACACTGGTCCATAACTTGACAAAAAGATTCAAACGTTGGAAACATTCCTGCATAATTCTCAAATATGCGTTTTCTATTTGCAATATAGGGCTCTCTTAATATAAATACATAATCGATGTTTGTTCGGAGAGCAGGAGGGATACCAAGTGGATATTGCATTGTAATAACAAGCATGATCTTCCAGTGACGACCATTCATAAATAACAATCTCATCATTTTATCGCGAGCCCAAGTATTATCGTAGAGACAATCATCAAGAATGACAAATGCTCTTGGATCAATGGTGCTTTTTTTGTACGTTTCTACCTCTTTTTTGATTTGTTTTAAGACTTGTTTTTGTCTTTTCAAAATATTTTCAATAATAGCGCTACTATATTCATTAT